GTATAAATATAAAAAAAGGAAAAGTGCTTAAGCACCTTTCCTATTTATTAAAGTAAAATTGAGAACTTGGATCTACATTGGGTCTAGATATTTCACCATCCCCTATATTAGAACGCCCTTGGGCTTTTTCTGCTTCCTCATTTTGTTTTTTATTGAATTCGTTGATTTTATCAATGTGAAATCTTCTCATCCAAATGGGCATGTTATATACTTCCGAGTGTATGAATCCACCGCCATGGTACACTAAATCGTGAATTTCGGTAAATAATAAATGCCTATAGCTCGACGTCAGGCCAAAAAAAGTTAGCGTTGATGGGGACTGTTATTCCTTCTTGGATATGCCCATCCTCAAATTCAATTTCAAAATCTAAATCGATGTCTGGTTGAATATTATTAATATATGCTCTTAATGCTCTAGCATCTCTGGCTAACAATTGTATGTCTACAAATTGTCTGATTGTTTTTTTCTCATAATCACCATCTACTGATAAAATTAGATGTTTCATTCTAGTAGACAATTCAGGAGATGAATTTTTATTGATTTTTTTAAGACCTTTTAATTCAGCTTCAATTTTTTTCTCATCTGACTGTGTTAAAAGTTTAAAAGTAAGAGTTTTCTTTGAAGTTGGTAAAACAAATTCAAATTCATTTTTACCTTCTTTCATTAAACTTTCATCTATTACTTTATCTTCAGCCTTTGTTAAATCAACTGTTACAGTTTCCATTTCATTGGTTTTAGGATGAGTTACTTTAAAGGAATATTCTGCTCCATAACCTAAGATTCTAGATGCTACTAATACTGCATTTTTGTCTCCAATTAATAAATCACTATAGTCAATTGGTGATAATATCAAAGATTGTAATAATTTATCAATTACTGTTCCATTTGATATATAATTTTGGTTTGTAAGGATATCTTCCTCACGTGCTGTCATATATTTCATTTCTATGACTCCACTTCTTAGTGGGGATCCTTCAGGATAAAGTAAACCTTTTGAGGGTAATGTTACTTCTTCGGAAGGAAATTGGTGTTTTTTTTCTGTTTGTTCCATAACGTTATTTTAATTAAAACTAGTTCAGATATACATATATGTAGAATAAAAAAAGCGCCAAAAATAGGCGCTTTTCTTTATATAAATGTTAATTACTATTAGTAATTTAAGATAGCATAATCCATTCTAATAGTGATTGAAATGTTCATTGGTGTGTCTGAAGTCCAATCAGCATCTCCAAAGTTAGCTGCTTTTACATAAGCACCTTTACAAATCCATTCTTCAACTACATCACCTACAGGGCCTAATGCGTTAAATCTAATGTCTTTTTTATAGAAATCAGAATAACCATCTCTACCTGTAACTGACTCATGTGACAAACGAACCCACTCCATTACTGCTTGAGCACCTGATGGTGTTACTGGGTCATATAAATCAGCTGTAATGTCTTGCCAATCTGCTTTACCTTTGATTTTTCTTTTCACGTTAATGTGATCAAGAGTTACATCATTGAATGATACATTTGGTCTTCCTACTTTTTTAACTAGGAATGCTGGAATTCCATCGATGTACATTACAAACCTATTCTGTAGTTTAGGTTCGAATGCTGTGAACATCATTTCGTTTGTGTTTAATATTGCCATCTTTTATTTGTTTTTATTGTTCCGTTATAAATATAAATCTTTTCTTTTTTTAGTAACTTCCACCATTACCAAATGTAGCACCTGTTGGAAGAATATTAAAGTCAAGAATTATGTATTCAGCCGTTTTAGTTGGTTGTAAATAAATACCACCTACTAATTGATTTCTGTCAATTTCTGTTGGTGTGTTGTTACCTTCATCCATTTGTACTCTAAATGCATATAATCCTTGTCTTTGTTGTACTGACTCTAAATAAGGATTAACAATATTTAAGAATCTATTTCTTGTTTGAATTGTATTTTGTTCAAATACTAGGTATCTTGAAGAACTTGCAATAAATTTCTTAACTGCAATTAATAATCTTCTAACATTAATTCTGTCAAGAGCTGTTGGTCTTGTTTGAAGTGTTTTCTGACCCCATATACAAACTCCTGTTCTAGGGAATGTAGCTATTGGGTTTACTTTTCCTTCATATAAGCTGTCTCTTTCTGATTGGTTTAATCTTATTTTAGCTTCCAATACAGCTCCTAATACTCCTCTATTTAAACCTGCAGGTGCAAACCATTCAGCAGCAATGTTATCTGACGCAGCAATTGCACCAGGCACTATAACTGATGGGGGAACGAATACCGGCTTGTTAATCGAAGTGTCTAGCACTTTTACCCATGGGTAATATACAGCAGCATAATTACTGTCTAAACTTGATGCTTCATTTACTGCTGTTGATACTTTATCATTAAGTGTTGTTAAATCCATTACGTAGAATGTGTCTCCTCTATCTTCTACCATTGTAGTAGCAGCGTCTGTTACTGAAGCGTGAATTCTTTTTATTACACCAGGTAATACAAGCATATTCATATCGTACTCATCTTGGTTTGAAAGAATATCAATTGCTTTTTTATATGCTGTGTAACCTGTAGCACTTGTAGAACTTAAATCCATACCTTGCATATGACTTGCTTGAATATATTCTCCTGTTCTGTATACTTGAGACGTTTTATATCCATCATATCCTCCTTGGAAAGGTACTGAAAATTGAAGTTGTCTTGATGTTGGGCCATTTGCTCCTGTGTTATCAATAGAAGCACTTAAAGATCCTACAAATAATCCTGAATTTGCATGTCCTGAATAATCTTCAACGTTAAAATCTCCAGATATATTTGATTCAACATTTGTGTAAGGAATTGGTTTACAGAAATTTAAATTATCCACTTCTATATCTCCAAAATTAAATCCTAAAAATGCTTTTGAATTGTAAGATGTTCCAATTGTTTGTGTTGATTTGTAAGATGCGGATGGGAAAGTTACTGCAGGAGTAAATGCTGCTGCATTTACTGGGTTGAAAACTGCTCTAAATCCTTTAGGAGATAATTTAGGTGAGAATGATTTACCTTTTACTCCTTCTGCTACTTCTACTCTAACAAATGATGATTGGTTTGGATAATCTCCTTCTGTTATTACTTTTGCAAATAATGTACTATATACTGCTCTTCTATCTCCAATTACTCTTGCTACATAATTAACACTGTCTGGGTCTAAATTACAATTATTAAATTGTTCTAATATTGTTGGTCTACTGTCTTTATCTCCAAATTTTCTAATTAATACATTAAATGTGCTATATTGTTCTTCTCCGTCTATATCTCCTGGTTCTTTTAATCCAGTTATAGATACTTTATATTCTGTGTTACAAGCAGCACCATCATTTAAACAATGGAATTTAATTAAGTCTTTAACTACACCACTTTGGTAACCTGATGTTATCCAAGGTGTTTTTGCATGATCATATCCTTCAACATATGAACTTGTGTATGACATAGCTATGGATTGAGAAACTAATATTAATTCTCTGTCTGCATGTACTCCAGGATATCCTGCAGCATCTGTTCCTGCTGTAGACGTTACTGCTGAAGCTGTAGTTGATGCAAATGTTGTTGAAATGTTTGCAATATTACCTGCTTCATCTGCTGTAACTGTTACCACATTATCTGTTGCTGTTGCTCCAAATCCTGTTATACCATCAATTGCTGTTGCTGTAGCAGTTGCTAATGCACTTGCCGTTATAAACCCACCGGCATCTACTGTTAATGCTGCTGTTTCTGTTATTGAAGAACCAGAAATACCTGTATTAGCTGTTGCCGCATTAGTATTAAATGCTACTGTATGTGAAGCACCATCAGATGTTTCTAAATAAAACGAACCTGAAGCTCCTAAAGCTGCGTTTTGTAAACTAGATGTTAATATTGTATCTGTAGCTGAACCTAATAATGTAATTGTATATACTTCTTGAGTTGTTGCTCCTGCTACATTAGTAGATAGTGTTTTAAAGTTTGTGTAAACATGTGCTGAAGATTCCCAAGTATCTGCTCCTGTTTTACTATTATTTGAATTAGCACCTATTACTTTTGTAATGTAATCAGCATTTGAAGGTTTTAATGAAGCAGAAAAGTTTTTTGCTGAACTAAACCCAGTTCCATTAAAATCTAAAGCAAAACTATCTGCTATTCCATTAGTAGTAGCGAAAGCAGCTGTTGTTGTATCTAAACCAATTGTTGATGGGTTTTGAGAAGGGAAGAATGTTGTTAATAATACATTACCATTTGCTCCACTTACTGCTAATCCAACTACACCTGTATTTGCTGATGGGTCTAAACTTTGACCACCTCCACCTAAAACTCTTACTACAGTAACTGTTCCTGCATTTTTTAGATATTCTCTTACTGTTTGTGGGACGTAAGTTGTTGGAGATAAACCTCCGAATTTTTGTTCAAATTCACTAAATCCTCTTCGGATTACTGTTGGTACAAATGCTGGTCCTTTTGTTGTTGGTCCAACTACTGCTGCTCCTATAGCACCAATTCCTTGGGGTAAAAATGAAAGGTCGTTTTCTCTAGTAAATACACCTGGTGATACAATATTTTCTGCCATTTTGTTATGTTTTAATTTGTTCTGATTAGATTACAATGTTATCTGGATATAAATATAAAATAAATCTATAAACCGAAACTAGTTTAGGCGATTATTTTTTATAACCGCCAATAACTATCTAACTAAAATTAAAACCTAATCTGCTGGTTGAAATTCATTAGTTTCTAAATCAAAAGTTCCTTTTCCATATTTCTCTGTTAGAGATTCTGCTAGGTTTTTTTCTTTGATTTTTA